AATATCACCTTTAGTTCAGTGCGGCGGGCAATGTCTTTTTCGCTCATAGCGTCGTCCCCCTCTTCCACGGCGGCAATTCTGCCGGAACTTCCGCTTCAACGTCAGGAATCGTCAATACAATTCCGGCAGGAAAAATATAAACGTTCCGGTATTGCTTGTTTGCTTCGATAAGCTTATTCATGTATTTTTCGCTTCCCATTACTTTATAAGCGATACCGTCCCATCTATCTCCTGAAATTGTTGTATACGTATTATCCATAACGCTGCCGCCTTTCATCATCTTCTTTTTTGCGTATCCATTCATCAAACATTTGCAGCAAGTTTTCATTGTTCCGCTGCAATTTTTCTTCTAAATCGTCCGGTGCTGCTCCGTCAACCTGAATTAGTGGGTTGTTATGAATCGTTATGCTTGTTCCTCCATAACTTACCCCTGCCGAAACCGTTGCCGGGGTTCCGTATCCTCCAGCAAATGCAAGCCCGCCCGCTCCACTTCTCGGCATTGGAAAATCAAAATCTTTAATCCTCCTAATTATGTCTAAAAATGCTTGCGTCTGCTTTGCTGTGTAAACCGTTCTTCCCGGCGCATTTGTTATAAGTTCTGGGCCTTCTTCTCCGGCAATGAATGTTGAAGGCGTGTTTTTGCTTCCTTTTGCCAGCATTGGTATTTCAGGAATATTAATTCCTTTTCCGCCTACTAACGGCACCCAATCCGGTATTTTAAGCTTGTTAAGTCCCCTGATAAGTGTATTTATTGCTGTAATGATGAAATTCAACGGGGCCTTTACTATGCTTTTAAGGGCTTCCCATACTCCTGCGAATATGGATTTTATACCTTCCCACGCCTTTGTCCAGTTGCCCGTAAAAACGCCGATGATAAAATCAAGAACGCCTTGAAGCACTTTCAAAACGCCGCCGATTATGCCCGAAATCGTTTGAGCGGCAACTTTTATAATGTCTGTTATTGTCGGCAATACAAACTGAATTACGCTTAATATTGCCGCCGCAACGTTAGAAATTACCGGCCAAAGGTTCTGAATAATACCTGAAATTATCGGTGCCCATTCTGCAAACTTTGCTGCAATTAACGGTAAAACCTCTTCTACGATGAACCGGAATAAGGTTTCTATGATCGGCCTTACATAATTGTTGCAGAATGTTATAAATTCGCCGATTATATCCCGTACAGTTTTAATCATTGTAAAAACGCCGTCTATTACGCCAGCCGATTTCTCCCCGAAAATATTTACAAGGAAATTTCGTGCGCTCCCCAGCGATTCATCAGAAAAAATATTCTTTATGGTTTCGCCTACGTTTTTAACGACGTTCATTATTTTGTCAAATACCGCTGCCGCTTCCGGGCCGAACTTTTCTTCTATAAAATTGTGTACGCTGTCAAGGTTTCCAAATAGTATTTGAATTCCTGCAACAATGGCTGCTATTGCACCAACAATCGGAAGTACACTTCCGGCGATTCCTGCAAGTGGCCCCAGCGCGGTCATAATCAATTTACCTACAGGGCCAAGCACCTTCGCAAGCTTCCCGAATCCTCCGGCAAGAACTGAAACAACTTTACCCAGCGGGCCTTTCGTTATTGCGCTTCCTATTGTCGCAAATATTTTTGTTGCTTTCCCTCCGAAAGAAGTAAACACGCTTGTAAGCGCGCCACCGAACCCTCCAAATACCTTTGAAAGCCCGCCCGCAATACCTTTAAACACTCCTGCTGCTTTAGTTCCTCCGAATGCGCCTGAAAAAGCTTTTGATACACCGCCAGCCGCTCCTTTCACTCCACCGAAATAATTTTTCAGCCCTGTTGCCAGCTTGCTTAATGTTCCGGTGTGTGTAATTGCTTGTGCGCTTGCTTTTGCCGTTCCTGCCCCAAATAAAGCGAAAACTTTTTGTACTGCAAGTCCAGCGCCTTTAATGTCCAGAAATGCAAGTTTCAAGCCTAATGCGCCGATCTTGAATGCTAATAATCCACCGACAACTTTTGTAATTGTCTTTATAAGTTCCGGGTTCTTTTGTGCAAATTCCGAAAATCTTTGCGCAAGCTCTGAAACCTGTTTTGCGGCCTTTGCCAAATGCGGAAGAAATACGCTTCCAAGCGATATGCCTATATCGTTAATCGCCTGTTTCATAATTTTTATCTGGCTTTCCGTTGTTTCATATCGTTTGCTTGCTTCTTCTGCAAGGGCGGTATTTTCTTCCCATGCTTTCGTACCAAGTTCAATTGACTGTGTAAATACGTCGCTTGCTCCTGCTGCTCTCAATAAGGCGTCACGCATACGAACTTCCGTAATGCCCATATCGTCAAGAACTTTTATTGCGGATTCGCCGTTTTCCTGCGCTCTCCCTAAACCTTTAATAAACGCATTAATTGCTCCTGCCGCGTCTTTTTTGAAGGCATTTTGAAATTCTTTAGCCGACATTCCCGCAACTTTAGCAAAGCTTGCTAAATTTTTGTTGCCTGTTTCAACCGCAAGCTGCATGTTGTTCATTACTTTTGAAAATGCCGATCCTCCAGCTTCCGCTTCTATACCTACGCTTGACAACGCGCCTGCAAATGAAAGTATTTGCGCTTCTGTTAATCCTATCTGTCTACCTGCTCCGGCAAGGCGTAACCCCATAGCCGCAATGTCCGATTCGGTCGTTGCCAAGTTATTTCCAAGCGCAACAATCGTTGAACCCAAACGGTCAAAGTTGTTTTGCGACATGCCCGTAATGTTTGCAAATTTTGCTAATGTTGAAGCCGCTTCCTCTCCGGCCAAGTTTGTTGTAACGCCTAAATCGGCCATTGTCCGTGTGAACCCTAATATGCTTTCGGTTTTTATTCCTAATTGCCCGGCAGATTCCGCTAATGCCGCTAATTCAACAACCGATATAGGAATTTCCGTCGCCATTTTTCGGATTCCGTTTTGAATTTCTAAAAGCTGTCGCGGCGTTCCACTTACCGTCTTAAATACTCCGGCCATCGCGCTTTCAAACTCTATCGCCGGTTTTATAGCCCCGCTATAAGTTGCCGCGCCTAAAGCCGTAACAACCCCAACGGTTTTTAATAGCTGTGTACGCGTTGCGCCTATTGCGGCGGCGTTCTTTTTATATGCCGCATTTATTTTTGCCAGCTTCTCTTGACTATCCGCAAGCCGTTTATATGCCTTTTCAAGCTTTTCATTCGCTCCTGTAAGGTTGTCAGTATTTACGCCTGTACTTTTCAGCTTGTCTGCAAGATTATCAAGTTCCTTTTGCTGCGATTTAATTTTTTCTGTCGTACTTGCAATCTGCTGTTCGTTCTTCTTTAGCTTCTGTGTAAGGGCTTCGCTGGGTTGCTCGGTTTCTTTGATTTCTCTTTGCAGCTTGTCATGCTCTGCCTGTAAGTCCTCCAGCCTGCTTTTATTCAATTCTATTGCCTTCCGTTGCTTCTCAAATGCTGAAATATCGCTTTGAACTTTCTTAACATCGGCAAGTGTGCTTTGAAGCTGCTTTGTTGTTTGCATGGCGGTTTTGAAAGTGCTTGCAAAATTCGAACCTAACGCCGCCTTTAACTGAAAAAGCAACTCGTATTCTTTTCTTGTCGCCGCCATGCCATCACCTCCGTTTATCCTCTTCCGCTGCGGCGTTTATGTCTTTAATCCACCTGATAAATTCCGGTATAGTCAGTTCCAGCCAAAACGGTATAGGCGTATATGTTGCCCGTGCCAAAAGAAAGCTTTGTTGCCTAAAATATTTACCGGGATCTATATTTAGTATCCCGTTGATATTAAAAAATTTCGGGCCGCGTTTTTGATTTTGGAAAAGTCGCCAATTGGCATGGCTTCGATTACGTCGCTTCCTATTCCTCCGGCCTTCGCTGCCATTCTGCAAAGGAAACTTGCCGAAATTTCAGGCGCAAATACAATTTCGTTTTGTGCTGTCATTTCATTTTCAATCGCGATCATATCTTTGCCTTGCAGTTCGTTAAAGCGAAACGTAATGCTTGTATATGTGTTTCCTTCGTATTTGAAAGGCTTTTTAAAGTTGTGAACATAAACGCCTTCATTTGTTGATTCCATTGCGGCGTTTGTAACCTCTGTTTCTTTAACTTCTGTAATTACTTTATTTTCGCTCATTGTGATACCTCCATATTATTTTCTTTACCAATAGGGAAAAACCAGCGGGGGTTTTCCGCTGGTTATTTTCCTAAAGCTGTTCTGACTTCTGCCAGATAATCCTTGCCATTTACCTTATAGATGAAATTCAAAATGTCAATTTCAAGTACCTGTTTTCCGTCGATGTAAGAGGCCCAATATGTTACCGCATATTCGCCGGAAGCGTCAGCGGCAGAAGCCGGAGCCAGCTTGCCGGGGTTTAACTTTTTAGGTTTAACCACCATTACATGTTTTACAGACGTTACAACGGTTTTTCCTGAAACCGTGTCTTTGCTCTGCTGCGCTGCTCTTAAATCAATGGTATGGTCGCGGGGTTCAAGCAGGGAAACCGCGTCTTTTGTGAATGTCCTGAAATTCAATGTCAGGGTCATTGCTTCAAGGTGTCCAAGTACAACGCTTTCAAAATTCCCGGATATTCCCGCCCCCTGCACTTCTGCGGTCAAGTTTGAAATTTCCGGCAATGTTACTTCTGCCATGCCATAATACTCAACCGCGTTTTCGTATACCGCAAAGTTGATTATGGATTCGTTAACTTTCATATCTCTTTACCTCCGTTTCATTAGCTGAATAACGCGGTCAAATAAGCCGTGTCGAATTCAAGCACAAATTCAATTTCGCGCGCCGGAACGGGTGGTGTCATGTATATATGGAACTTTATTTTGCCCGCTAAAAGGCTTGTCAGTGGGTTTTCATCTTCTCTGAACTCAACCCTTGCGCCTAGCAACTTTTCTTCAGAAGTAAGGCCGTTTAACCATATATTGATTGAATCGACAATGCTATTTACAAGCCTTTTATTCGTCGGATTATCAACTTTGCTCCAATAGGTTTGTATGATCGTACTGCCTACCCATCCGAACATACGCGAAACACAAATAAAGTAATCTTTAATATCTGTACTTGCTGGGAAACATGCAGTTTCATTTCCCCATAGCACAAACCCACCTATGAAATTCAAGGCTGTTACAACGCCGTTTTCGTTCAGGTAATTTGCCTGATTAAGATCAAGAACAACTTCTGTTCCACCTTTTACAACAAGCGAATCAATCTGT